CTTCTCCGTGCCAGGAATCACACTCGGCTTGTCGCCAAGCATTGAAACCTCGTCGTCAATTGCGCTCACAATGTCGTAAACACGCACAGCAGGTACAACTTCTTCAAAGAATTCGTTAGAATCACTTTGCCGTCGTACTTCTGCTTTGACGCGCAAGTAGGTGGGAAATGCCCCAAAAACATTTTGGCTTCCAATCTGTGCATTGAATACGCCGTAGCGACACTCAAGCACTTGATCCATTCGCATCAGGACAAAATATGGACGCGGATTAAGTGTTTTCTCTTCGCTTGCCGTCAAATTTTCTGGAAGTTTTGGATATTCAACCCAGATTCCAGAAACGCCACCGTCAATAGCTTCTGTAAAAGCCTCTTTGGCATAGGAAACCAGGGAGTGACCCTCAAGATCAACATCGGAAAAGAAATTTCCCCATTCCATAGGAATCTCTTCTGGCAGTGACACACCCTTACGAAGCGCCGTGCCAACAACAAGATCCCGAAGATGCGCGTAATAATTCTGAAAGCTACTTTGTGCGCGTGTTTTACGCACTTCGTAGCTGCCTCCTTCTTCAAGATAATCCTTAGGAATATAAGCATCAAGCGCTTCTGTCAGGTAAAATTCTGGAAGCGTGCAAAAACGAATCGGCGACAAACGAGAGAATTGCTCTGCTTGCTCTAATGAGTAGGCATCGACACCTACAACTTCTCCAAATGCTTCTTCGTATTCTGGAAATCTACGCTCAAATGGAAGTGCAAGATTATCGCCTGTTGGAACGAGCGAGTTTGGAACGAGCGACACTGTTTCTAGCGCAATCTCTTAGCAGTGTAGCTCTTGCTCTTCAACGCCAGCGTGGACCGCGACCAGATGCCATCGAAGAACGCGGCATTGTATGCCAAATCAAATACCTGAAAGCATCTCCGGCGTGAGAACGATCATTCTTTCCACCTTTTGCTGGTTTGTAACTGTCGTCGTAGGCCCATTGCTCTAGCGAATCGACCGTTTCAACGCAATTTGTCAGGTTTACTCGGACGCTGTTGGCTGCAATGTGCATATTTGCGTGAGCAAGAGTCTCTGCAACAGGTGGATTTCGATTTTCTGCAATCACACGCACTCCTGCACTTCGCAAAATGTCGTGATCGGTCTGCGTAGAGCTTGTGCTGGCGTGACTTCCGCTCGCGTCTGGGTGGCATACGACCAACCCCCTGGCCAGATGCGACGGAAAACGGCGTTTCAGGTGTTCTACAAGGTCAAAAGTGGTTCTGCAGGTGTGTTCATCAAAAACATGCAAGATTTGTCCAAGCGGACCAGCTCGCATAACGGCGTAACAAGACTGGCTGCAGCCAATATTGAAGTCTGCACCGAAAATAATCCTTTCGTCGGCGAGAGGAGAGAAGATTGTTGTGTTGTGCTTTGCTCTGTCGAATTCGTAAAAGACGAGAGAAGTGTTGAGCGAGACAAATTCACCGTTAAGATAGGCTTCAATCAGATTCGGCGGGTAGGAATTACGAAGATTCTGGATGAAGCCTGGGTCAAGGTATGGATTATCTTCTGTTTTGGCCTTGTAGAGCTTCTTCTCGTCTGATGCCTCGCGTACAAATAAGTTGTAAAGTGACTTGTGGCCTTCTGGCGTGGAAGCAAAGCCAAGTTGTGGGCAATTTCCAACGCGAACACGACCTTGCAGCTTAATAATTGCAGCTTCTGCAATGTGTGTTGCAGCCGTGTCGATCTCGTCAACAATCATCGACGCCGCGTTCACACCGATCAAACGCTGATAATTCTCAAACGAGCGCAAAAGGATAGGTGTATCACCCTTTGGCAACTTCAACGTATAAACAGGTAGTGGGCTGCTCTTGAACTCATACGGAATCGAGTATCGTTCAAGCAAATTCTGCCAGGCGGGAATTGCAATATCTCGCAAGTTTGGAATTGTCGGCTCCAAAAACAAGTGTGTGAAGCCCTGGCTTCTGAAGCAAAGTAAAACCGACTTGGCGACAGCAGCAAAGCTTTTCCCGCTGCCGAAGCCTCCGCATAAAGCAACCATACGATGGTCAAAATCAGTAACGAAACCGTGCTGATGCGGCAAGAGATCCGAAACAATCCTTGCTTCGCAATGATCGCAGTTGAAACCGTTGTTTGCTCTTTTTGCTACGTTACGCAGCAACGAAGTATCTGTAAACAGTCCAAGCGATTGCAATGCAGCCTTGTCTGCGTATCTGCTGCTTCGTAGTTTTGCTGGCATGAATTAACTCTTCTTTTTCTTTTTTCTTTTGTGCTGGTAGCCGATTCTTTTTGAGCTTGTCTTCTCCCGCTTAAACTTCTTTTTTTCTGCAGCAGTCAATTCTTTTGCAGTCTTTGGCGTGTCGGCAGAAATTCTTTTCGACGGGCGACAGGCGGGATAGCCTCTCCTCTTCTCGCCCTCTTTCCTTCCGCACGGCTTTCCGGTTTTAATATCTATCCATTCTTCTTGAAACCAACGCTTCAGCGACATTGGAGCAACCTACTTGACAGAAGCATAGCGACCACCTCTGCGCTTGTACTCCTTCACAAGCCATCCATTGGCGTAGGCACTGGGATATACCTTGAACTTGCGTTTAGCCTCTGCTTTTATCCTTGCGTACAGCTTTTTGTCGAGCGGGACGTTTTTCATTGCAGTTTCTCAGGACAAAGGGGCGGGATCGGAAGGTTTTCCTTCTCCACTTGCATTAACAGGTACTCTTCTTCCTTGAATAAATTAACAATACCCTCGGCTTCCTCTTCGGAAAGGTAACGTGTAATCCTGCATGTCACAGCCTTACCAGCTTCGATGCCAATCTGGATTGCGGATACAGAATCACCATTCACGCCAAGCACTTGCAAAATCTTCAAGCCAACGTTACTTCCGCTTGCAATCCTTGCCATCCTGCGTTCGGAGATCAATTACCTGCTAAGCATAGCAGTACCATCAGTGAAGTAAATTGTAGGCAATCGTGGGAGCGATAGTCTGTAGATAGCTTGTGAAATAGGTAAAAAATTAGGGGAGTGGGAATATTTGTAAGCAAGCTGCTGAAATAGGGAAAAAAATTATGGAAGGAGGGGGACGCCAGGAAAAGGCAGTACAGACGTACTACCCCCGGTAACTATAATTAAAGCCTGTCAATACCTGGCCCAGGTTATAACTAAAGGGCGGTAAGTTTAACCGCCCTAAGTTGTAGCTATCAGCCAGCCTTAACGCTTGCCCTAACTTTAGCTACTGCCCTATTGAAAGCTAGGGCATACTTTTCATGCGCCGCGCTGGCTGGGATTTTCCCCATTGCAATAATCAAGCCATCTTTAACTTGGAGTGGCAGGTTAAGCCTGCGAGCAACCATGTAGATAATCTCCGGCTGTGATTCTTTCAAGCCAACCGCCACAACAAGGGCGGCGAGGTCGATAACCGCGACAGGTTTTCCAGTTCTTGCCAGTGTGGCAGCGACAGCCGCGCAGACATTGTACTTAGCTACGCTCGCAGCCTTAGACTCCTCTTGGAGTCTTTTCAGCGTTGGAGCGTCGTAAAGGTGAGCGGCGCGGACCCGGCCAGCCTGCAGGGGCCGCTGAAGAGGTAGGGGATAGGTTGGGCGGTCTGCTGTCACGAGACGGGCCGGGATCGCCATAGAAGCCACGGCGTCACGCCAGCCTGCCGCCACTAGGACCGCTTGATCCGCTACCGATTGTGAAGCGTAGAAGGCAGACTCAGCCGGTCCGGCACTGGCGCGAGGTCGGCGGCTGCCGGTCTGCTCCGCTGCTTTCATGGCATCGGCCATAGCGTCGCCAAACAGTTCATCTTGCCAATTAGCATCGAAGTCGCTAGCGGCGGCGGTCTTTGTGTTGGTGTTGGTAGGCACGGTTTCGTAATGATGGGGGGTGATGCAGCTACGCCATGGGCGCCGCTGCCTTCTAATTATAGGGGCCAACCAGCCAGCCTGCAAGCCCGAAACGTCCTAAAAACATGCAATCTATCCGCACCTAGAAGGTACGCTCACACCTAGCAGCCTGCCAGAATCTACGCTAAAAGCGAAAATGCAAACAATGCAGCGCAACAAACAAACAAACAAACAA